GGGGGCTCCATTGAATGTGACGCCGGATATGCACATGTCGCTTGTGCCGGGCAATCCGTGGGATGCGATACCGGATATGCACAAGGCGCACAGGATCGTTATGGGCGTAGACTGGGGCAAGCACATGGACTTTACGGCGCTGTCCGTATTCTGTGCCGACTGTCGCGTTGAGATAGCGCGCGACCGCTTCAACCAGATCGACTATGCCTTCCAGCGCGGGCGGTTGGTTGCAATGGTCCAAAAGTGGCACGTTGGGCACGTTGTCCCAGAGGCTAACGCAATGGGCGAGCCGGTGATTGAAGAGTTGATGCGCGATCCGGCGATGAATGGTGTCACCATCGCGCCGTTCCAGACGACGCCATCCAGCAAGCCGCCGCTGATAGAATCGCTTGCGCTGGCCTTTGAGCGCGCAGAGGCACAATGGCAGGACGACCCGGTGTGGACCGGCGAACTAGAAGCCTATGAGCGCAAGGTGTCACAGCAGACGGGGCGATCTTCCTACAGCGCGCCGCAGGGCGTGCACGACGATACGGTCATGGCGCGTGCACTGGCCTGGTCTGCGGCGAGCGTTCCGGTAAACGTGCGTTATCGTCCGAGCATCTATAACTAGGACGTGCAATAGATGACATTATCAGCATACCAATTTGAAGCACGTCAAGAGGAAGAGCGTTCGGCGCGCCTGGAGGCGTACAAGCGCCATTGGCTGTACTATCTGGGCCAGCATGAAAAGCAGCTGGCGGTGCGCCAGGGCCAGGCCGATGACAACGTGGTGATCAACCTTGCGCGCATCATCGTAGACAAGGGGGCCGCGTTCCTGTTCGGTAAGGAAGTCGAGTGGGAGCTGCAAGAAGGCGAGCGCACGCCAGAGGAAGAATACCTGGACAACGTATGGCAGCGCAATCGCAAAATGACGTTCCTCGGCAAGCTGGGAACGTCCGGGGGCATCTACGGGCATGAATTCCTGAAGATTGTGCCAGACGGGATCGAACGCCTACCACGATTGGTAAACCTCGAACCCGAGAACGTTACTGTGTTCTGGGATGGGGACGATATAGATTCCGTCTGGCGCTATCGCATCGAGTACGCGGCGCAGGGGCGTGACGGACGGGCTATCACGCGCCGGCAGGATATCGAGCGCGCCGACAACGGCACAAACTGGACAATCACGAACTGGATTGCACGCGGCGGGGAGCGGTACATCCCGGACCCGGTACAGCCGACAGTGCCGTGGCCGTATCCGTTCGCGCCAGTGGCGGACGCCCAGAACTTGCCATTGCCAGGTGCGTACTACGGCATGAGCGATCTGGACGATGGGGACCTCCAGGACGCGATCAACTATAACGCCTCGAAGATCCAGCGCATTTTGAGGTATCACGCACACCCGAAGACCATCGCCAAGGGCATGGGGAGCGCCGATATCAAGATCAACGAAGACGACGTGGTGATATTGCCGGGCCAAGACCCGAACATGTGGAACCTAGAGATGCAGAGCGACCTGGGGGCGGCGCTGACATTCCTGGACAAACTCACGCGCTGGGAGTTGGCACAGGCGGGCATCCCGGATTTGGACCCGGTGAAAGTAAACGTCGGGGCGCTATCGGGCTTTGCGCTGTCCATCCTATACGGCGATCTGCTGGAAAAGACGGAGCTCAAGCGGCGCACCTACGGCGACTTGATTATCGAGACGAACCGGCGGCTCTGCGTCATTGGCGGCTTTGGTGACGACAACATCTGCGAACTGCACTGGCAGTCGCCGCTGCCGAATGACACGGCCAGCGAACAGTTGCGTGATCAGTTCGAATTGGACCAGGAGCTTGCGTCGAAAGAAACAGTCCAGATACGGCGCGGGCTGGACCCCGAAGTTGAGAACGAGCGGATGGATGCCGAGAGCCGGGCGCGCGACGTGGCAGAAGGCAACGTGGGCGCGATGCTGCTGAGAGAATGGGAGACGGGGCGCGGTATCGAGCGACCGCAAAGGCCAGTGAATGGCTGATCCAACGCTGACCATCGGGCAACTGGTAGAACAATACCAGGCGGGGGTATTGGCGCGTGATGCCGAAGCGATGGTGCGCCTGGTCGAGAGTTACGGCCGGGTGTACACGCAACTGGCGGCACAGGCCGATGCGCTGATTGCCGACGTTGAGAAACTGATAGCGCAGGGGCAAAAGCCCTCACAGGCGCAGATACGGCGACTGGCACGGTATCAGTCGCTCATGGAGCAGACCGAGCGCCAGTTGGGGCGATATGGCGCGGTGGTGGAGGACGAAGTACGTGGCGCTCAACTGGACGCAGCGCGGCTGGCCAACCAGGCGGTTCCGGAACTGGTACAGGGAACGCTGGAAGGCATGACGCCAGCGCTGCAATCGGGGATCATGGGAGCCTTCCAGGTATTGCCAGACGATGCGATTATGGCACTCGTGGGCGCGCTGCAAGAGGGCTCACCACTGGCAGAGTTATTTGAGCGTTACGGCTCGGAGGCAGCGAAGGAGTTGGGTGACATTCTGGTGCGCGGCCTGGCTTCTGGCATCGGTGCGCGCAAGGTCGCGGATGAGATGCGGCGCGTGTTGGGCATACCGCTGTCGGACGCACTGCGAATATCGCGCACGGAGATTATGCGCTCGTTCCGAGCAGCGACGCTGGCCGATTATCGGGCCAATGCGCACATCGTAAAGGGATGGATTTGGCACAGCGCGCTCGATAGGCGCACCTGCATGGGTTGCATAGCGATGCACGGCACAGAGCATCCGCTGTCTGAAACGCTTGATGACCATCCGAACGGGCGTTGTGCGGCAGTACCGATCACAGTTTCACCGCGAGACATCGGCATTGACATTGACTGGGAGCGGGGACCGGTGGAGACGGGCGAGGCGTGGTTTGAGCGCCAGCCGGAAAGCGTACAGCGCGAAATGATGGGGCCGGGCAAGTACGAGGCGTGGAAGGATGGCAAGTTCCAGCTGCGTGACCTGGTAGGCCAGCAAACGGACCCACGCTGGGGAACGATGCGGTATGAGCGCAGCCTGAAGGACTTGGTCAATGACTGACCGCGAGTTCTGGCTGCTGATACGCCGCGCGCTCTTGATGGTATGCGCGGCGATTGAGAAGAGGTGGCTATGTAGTGAATAGCCCGAAAACAGCATAAGGCCCGCGAGCGCGCAAGCGTTCGCTGCCCACCGAACCCGGTTCCAGTGCGCAAGCACTCGCCCGGAGGCGGTGGGTTTTGTCGTTTACAGACTACGCCGCGAGATGCGGCAATCAAGGAGATTGGCGAGATGCCAGAGGAACTAGAACGAACCGAGTCCGAGATGGACGCGGAGACCACTGAGGCCACGGAGCCGGAGATCGACTACCGGGCGGAGCTGGAAAAGACGCGCAAGGCGCTGCGAGACGCAAACCGTGAGGCAGCGGACCGGCGCAAGCGGCTGGAGGCATTTGAGGCAGAAGAGGCCAAGCGCAAGGAAGCCAGCATGAGTGAACTGGAAAAGGCGCAGGCGCAACTGTCCGAGTGGCAACAGAAGGCGGCAGAGGCGGAACGTTCGCGGCGGGACGCACTGGTGCGCGCGGCGGTGATCGCGGCGGCATCGGGGAAGGGGTTCGCGGATACCGAGGATGCGCTGCGGTTTATCGACACGGCCAGTCTGGACGTGGACGACGCAGGGTTTACCGCGGCAATCAACGAACAACTGGACGGACTGGCCAAAAACAAGCCGTACCTGCTCAAGCAGACGGAATCAGGCGGGCAAATCGGCGCAACCAATCCGGGGCGCGGCGGCACTGGCGAGACGGCACAGCAACGCAGGGCGCGGCTGTATGGTCTCGACGGTGGCAACCCGTTTAGCGGACCGGGGGGCGGGCTGATCCTGCCATCGTAACTGACAGGAGATAGAAACGATGACGGTAGGAACAAGCAGGGTAACTGACCTCAACAGTTACTTCAACAACATCTATGAGGACGCGGTTTTCGCGGTGCACGAGCAGACCATCGCCACCCGACTGGTGCGACGGTTTACCGATGGCCGCGGCGACCAAACGCGAACGCTGACCACGTATCCGAGCATCACGCCGGTATCCGTGGCGGAGACTGAGGACTTTGCCGCACCGACCCGGTTCGACAAGAGCCTGCTCTCGACACTCACACCGGGTGAAGTCATGAGCCAGGTGCTTCTAACGGACCGCCGGCTGGAGACGGACCCGCAGAACGCGCGGCAAGATGCGGCTATCGAGCTTGCGGCTGGGTTCGCGGAGAAGGTAGACCAGGACATCTTTGAGAACTTTAGCTCGCTGACTGGCGGCACCGTTGGATCGCTGGGAGGCACGATGCTCTGGGGCTATCTGTACGCGGCCATCTCGCGGCTGCGCGCCGCATCGGTGCCACGGCCTTACTACGCCGTGCTGCATCCGTATGCGTGGCACGACCTGGCAACCACGGCGGCGGTAGCGGCCACGGTCACGAACGCGCCGGACTTCCAGGACGAAGTCATGCGCAACTTCTATGTCGGCTCTGTGGCCGGCCTGGACGGCATCTTTGTGAGCTCGAACGTCCCGGACTCTGGCGGCACGGGCGCATACAGCGCCGTATTCAACCCCAATGCTATCGCCTTTGACGTTCGTCGTGGGATGAGGCTAGAGCCTGAGCGCGACGCGTCGGCACGCGCCTGGGAACTGAACATGTCGATGCTGTACGCCGAGGGCGTATGGCGGCCGCTCTGGGGCGTCCAGATTCTCCACGACATCACCGCGCCGGAGAACTAAGGAGGTAACGTAAATGTTCGGTTATGACAATGTACGTTCACAGACAGTAGTTATCTCCGACCCTGGGGCCTCGGGAACCTACCCGATCTGGAAAGCGCCTAGCCGCGCCGCGAAGGTCGAGATTCTGGCGGCCTCGGCGTGGGTAGATACGGCTATCGCCGGTGTCGGCACGGCGATCACGCTGACG